TTAGGAATACTCATATACCCTTTATTTTCTTTTTTACGAAACATATCTTCTGCTTCCCAAATTGATGCACTGAACATTTTTGTCTGTAATTTAGCGCCACGGCGTCCCCAGAATGATATACACTTGTGTCCATCTAAACGAATAATGCCCCAGACTTTATCATGGTTCTCTTGCTTACACCACCCAATATATTCATAGTTCATTATTTAACTCCTTAACTGAAAGCATACATCCAAGACATAAACACAAAATAGAGTAACATACACCCTAATACCACTGTCAATATATCTAGTGCAATGATTTCAGGTCCGGGTGGCTTAGGCCCAAATTCGTTTATCCAAGCATTGCGGTCAATACGTTTTACTTCGGCTGAACCTAAATTTAAATCAACAGGCTTCATTGCTTTAAACTCATTCAATATTTCATCAGTCATGTCCGGCAAGTCATCATTAAAATCATCTTTTGTACTCATGTTCATATCGGATCCTGAATTCCAAAGTGGATATCTTGTAGACACTGTGCCGCATCGTCATAGCCGTTGCTACGCAGAGTCCTAATGTTGTCCCGAACAATCAATTCGGCGAACTTTTTGACCTTATCATCATTGATGACAGATTTAGAAAATGTAGGATCATAATATGTTTTATATTCAAACACATCAGCCTGTTCAGCAAGTTCTTTAATTCGCTCGTTCATTATTTTACTCCGAATGTGTTTAATGCTGGTTGCAATGTGTTAATCAATTCTGTCTCACGTGCATGAGCAGGACGCTTGCCTCGTACAATTTCAACAACGCCGAATACAAAACGCTCGGCACCTTGTTCACGCAAGGCACGTGACAAACCCCAATCTTTGTTCTCAGTCACGGCACGTTGCATGTGTTTTTGCATGCGGCGTGTCAATGTCTTGCGAACATTACCTGCGTAGCAAACAGCAGTCAGACCAATGTAATACTCAAGTGTTACAGTATCTTGAATGTAATATATCACTTGATTGCGGTCTGTTCTGCGTTTGCGGGTGATTTTCGAGTTCATGTAAGTATTATATACCCAATGTGATTTATTGTCAACTATTGGGTATACTACTTTACTCTACATATCCCATGAACATTTCAATGTCGTACCAAGCTACTGCTTTAGTATTCAATTCATAAACAAGCACAGGGTATGCATTAGTATTAACTTTATCAAAGTTAACAAGTTTCTCAAAATTAGATTGAGACAGTTCTTCATCAGACTGGTCCTCAAAAGTCACAAACGCTTTGTTAGCGTTCACAAACATATCAATATCGTAAGACATAACTGGCCCTTTCAAGTGAATAAGATGCTATTGTATACCCAATTTGATTTATTGTCAATTACTTGTTGTAAGAATGTCTAATGCCTGTTGTAGTACTTTTGTTTGCTTATCGTAAGCATCCATTTCCCATGGAAGGTTCATGTAATCTTCATAGGGCATATCGTCAGGAAGTTTTGTTGTAATCAATATTCCATGCCAATAGCAATTACCATTGTGTTTGATTTTAAGTGTACCCTTATGTTTTTGATGTACATGCACTAACTCATGTGCTAGAATCTTTGGCAGTTCGTCTAAAGATACTGATAGGTTTATGCCTATCCTGTTTATGCGTAACATATCAATACCACCATACACATTCTTACCTAAGTCATATAAACAAACTTCAAGTAAAGGAGGTAATTCAATTACTTGGCTTATGGCTTCTGCAAATGAATCAATGATAGATTCATGCTTATAACTACGTTTGTTGTTTTGATAAAAATATCTTACGTTAAGCATTGATTATTTTTAAACTTTTTTCAACATACCTTTGTCGTTCTTTTTTAGTTTTGGCACCTAGCACAGTTATATTATATACTTGTTCATTAGCAACAACTAACATTGTGATACAAAAACCGGCTGCATTAGTGAATCCAGTTTTTATTGTAAATATACCCTCATGACCAAAATACGTGCTTGTCGGATGTGTATGAATTCTTGTAGTTACTGTAGAACTTTGACTAGCCTTCTTAGGTTGTTTAACGTGACGTTTCTTTTTATTTTTCTTTTTAATGACGTTTCTATTTTTAGTAGCAGTAACATAACTTGCCGGGGTCATTGCTGATGTTTTAACAATATCATATTGACTTACTGTTTTAGTTAATGTTACAATATCTCGGATGCTACTAAAATTTAACGAACTTAATCCAGTAGGATCTACAAATTTCGTATCATACATTTTTAAAATTTTGGCATTCTCATTCATTTTGTGAATAAACATATCTTTACCACCGGGATAGTTTTCTGCTAAGGTAATAGATGCCAAGTTATCACTACTGATAAGTGATAGTTCAATTAGTTCAAGTCTGGACAATGTCATGCCTTTAACCAACCTAGTGTTTGTGGTCCTAGGACTAACTACACGTAGATTCTCAGTCAAATCTTGGTCTGCATTCAAGACTGTATAAACAGTCATTAATTTACTAATGCTAGCAATGCTTACTTGTTCGTGGTCGAGTGAACCTCTAATCACTGTATCATTTGTTACATTGTAAACTACTGTGTTAGCCTCTGCAAATGCAAACAGTGGTAAGAAAAGTAATGTTAATAAAATTTTGCTCATAACATATTTAGTATATCACAAAACCGTCACAATACTAGATACAATGGACGCTACCTTACAAATAAATAAGACCTGTATAGCCGTAAAAAAAGGGGCCTAAGCCCCTTTAAGTTCTATTACATTGCAGGTCCGTTGCCTTGCTTGAATCCCACTTCACCGCCTTCGTCCTTGATGCGTTTGATTACATCTTCAAACAAGATAGGGCGAAAATCTGTTTGCTCTACGCATACGCAATGATATCTTGGATCAATTTCATCGCTGTACAACATAGTACCAGTCTTAACATCATATCCACGGGGTTTTTTAACACGATTACTGTGCAAGTGACCATGAATGTTGACACCAAAACGTCCCAAACTTTCTTCATGTACTGGGATATGACTCAAAATCATACCATTCATAACATGATAAGCCCTCAATTCACGGAAGTGTTCACGATACTCAGTGTCACGGAAAATATCATGGTTACCACGAATCAATACCTTGTCACCGTTCAAACGATGCATAATGCTCAAAGCCTTGCGATTGATAACTACATCACCCAAGTGATATACCTTGTCACTGGGCTTTACAGTCTCATTCCAACGCTTTACCATTTCCTCATCCATCTCTGCAGGATCAGTCCATGGGCGCAATTTTGTTACGCCATCATCACGGGTGAATCTACACACTCCAGCATGACCAAAATGTGTGTCACTGACTAAAAATACACTTGGCATGTTAATCTCCTTAAATTCGTTCTTTCTTTACTCGTCCAATACGTGATGCCTTGTTCCAATCGTAAGCTATGCCGTCTGGGCACTTACCATCTGCTACTGTATCAACACCAAATACTCCGCAAACTTCAAACTCATTTCCCTTGATAGTTACGAACACATTCAATAGTTTTGCATGTGCCATTGCCAAATCAAGTGTTGCAAATTCTTTTTCTTCTATCTTATACATTCTTTTCCTTTACGCTAACATCCATGATTCATCTTCATCTTTATACTCTATTGATTCATTACCATCATATTCTGCGATTCTAAATATTCTACCTTGTTTAACCCACATAACTTCTAAATCTTTCATACCACCTAGATACACATCAGGATATTTCAGTGTCATAAAAGTTTCAAGTTCATCAAATTTTCCTGCTGTTACCATGTGAACGATTGCTGGATCAAAAACTAGTTCAGGATGTTCACGATTCCAAGTGTACCATCCAGCACCAAATCCAGGTGAGTACAACACTGCAACTGCACCAGCAACAACTACTTTACCTGTGTAAAGTTCGTCTGCTACTTCAACCTTGTCTCTCAACATAACTTCCATCAAATATCACCTTTATAGTTCTTAGGCACAATTAGCCCAGAATCTAATACTATACCATTGATTGTGTGGGCTTCGTTTTCATCATACGTCATACCCAACACACTCATCATTTTGTGTTTGACTAACAAATTGGGACTGCGAAAAGCCTCAGTATCATCAAAGCCCATCATCACGCCAACTTCGCAAACTGCACCACTACGACATACACCAGCAACACAATGCACAATCACATTACTACGATTAAGCAATGCTTGCTTTAGTAGTATAATCAAACTCTTTGCTTGCTCATCGGTAATTTTCATTTCAGGTTCGAGACAAAAATCATCTTTTTCAATATCCAAGAATTCAAATTGGTGTACACTATTGAATTTGTATTTTGGTTCTGGGAACTCCATACCACAGTCAACAATTTGAATCAACATATTGTTAGGGCCCGGGTCAATGTGAAAACCTTTTTTGATATCGCTAAGTGCTACGTTTTGAATCCACGGCATGTTATTCTCCTTCATTAGAGAGTATTATAATTGATTTGGGAATTATTGTCAAGCGCAAAAAATAACACCCTAGTTGCGCTAAAAAGTATTAATATATAAAGAACTTGGAGTTAGTAAACTCCATGATATGCGATATGTTTATCTAGGGTGTTTATATAAGCACACAATATCTCTTTCGCTTAGTAGAGCCTGTCTTATCGGGCAGGGTACTGATATGGTATACTTATATAAACAGATGCCCTCAGGCATCTGCTTTGCTACTATTTAGCTTACGCTAAATCGTAACGATCCTTCATAACGGTCTTCAACATGATTGCTTCTGGTGAGAAGTCATCCAAGTTACCAGACAGAATGCTTTGAGCAATTGCTGGGCTAAATCCTGAGACTAGCGCAACTCCACTCTTGTCAAACTTAACTGGACTGTTACCGTATGCGGCGTTCAAGTTCCAGAACACAACCTTTGGGATTGTGTAACCAGCACCTTCGTACTTACGTGCAATCATTTCAATTGCGGAGTCATCGTGAGATACTCCAGCATCAAATTGCATGTCACTGAAGATAACGATAGTACCTGGCATTTCTGCTTGAGGAACATTGTTATCAACTGCTGTCTTAAGCACCAAATCAAATGCCTTGTTCAAGTCAGTGTTAGCGACTTCACCAGTGTTCATTTGGTCAATCTTTTGATTGATGTTACCCTGTAGAGTAACCAGCTTTGGAGTACGACTGAAAGTCAAGAATGTATCCTTGAACTTACCGGTGTTCTTGTCTGCAAAGTACAATCCCAATGAGAGTGCAACATCCAAACAAGACAAAGTACTCTTGCTACCATAACCACCAGCAGAACAAGTCATAGAACCTGAACTGTCAACCATTGGCAATACATCAGCATCACCAACAAAGTTAGGTAGTGCATCCCATTGTGCTTGCAATGCATCTAGTTCAGTCTTGCTCATAGAGCTACGGCTGTACTTGTTGATAGCACCCTTCAACACATCGTATGGGAACACTGCGCCGGCGTTAATCTTAACGTCAGCATCGCCCTTAACCAACTTAGTTACATATTCAGCATAGGTTGTACCATGACGACCAAATGCCTTCTTGTAACGTGCATGTGCCACTGAAGGAACATGGTTGTAGTTGATGTTATCCCAATCGTTACTACACATTTGTGTTTCAACAACATTAGTTAGAGCAACAAGGCTCTTACGATATTGCTTTGGACTCATACCAAAGAATTCACGGATTTCACGTGCAACATCACCCTTACGAGGAGTCCACTTTGCAGCCAATCCATTACGTGCCCGCAATGCATCGCCTAACATAGTGTATGCTTGTTCCTTAAGAGTCTTAGTC